TTAAAAGCATAAGAATAAAGCCTAAAAATCGCAAAAGAATAAAGCGCAAAATTACAATTACCCGTCTAAAAAGGACGGTGCGGCGTTGAATAAGTTTGACTTTTCATATGATGAATACCAAAGGTTTCTTGAACGCTGTCCGTTCAGCGAAGAAGAAATCGAAATATTTAATTTGCGCCGTAAAGGTTATTCAATAACGCAAATTGCTATTAAGTTAAATATTTGCGATAGAACGGTATCAAAACGAATAAATTCTATCTGCAAGAAAATTTTAAAAGAAATTTAATTATGTCGGAAATTCCGCAATCGGCGGACACCTCCTTTCTATTCCCCCACGGTATTTTAAATACTTTCGCCGTGGGGGAGTTTTTATGCGTAAATCGTGCGTTTATCGTGCGATTTTTTTGTTTTATTTAGAGTTATAATATAAACAAAGGAGTGATTACCAATGAATGATATTTTGAAAGCGGCATTACAGACAAAATACGGTATGAGCCGAAAAGAAGTAATTGACCGCATAGAGCAAGCGAAAGAGCAAGGAAAGTTATTAGAATTATACGAATGTGCAATGCTTAAATTTGAAATGGAGATGAAAGACAGTGTTTAACTATCAAAATCTTCCGTATAACAACGCATACGGCGGTTTTAACGGTAATCAATATAATTATATACCTAACTCACAAAACGGCTTACAGGGGCAAATAAAGAGCCTTACAAGGGTAAACGGTTTAGAGGGTGCAAAAGCTTTTCAAGTAATGCCGAGAGAAACAGTTGCTTTGTTTGACGGAAACGATGATATTTTCTATATAAAGTCAGCCGATGACGGCGGTTTCCCAACTATTAAAGCCTATCGGTTTGCCGAGATTGACTTAACAGGCACAAAGCCTACAAATGATTATGTTACAAAATCAGAATTTGAAGAATTAAGAAACGAGGTAAAGAAGTATGCCGAGCAGTCTATTCCAAAATCAAGGGCTAAATCCTCAAATGATAGCGCAGATTAAAGGTATTATGCAAAATGTCAATAGCCCCCAAATGAAAATGATTATGCAAATGACAAGGGGTAGAGGGATAAGCCCTCAGCAATTAGTTACAAATATGTGCCAACAGCAAGGCATTGATGTAAACAGTTTTATGGAGCAGATAAAATCTGCAATGAAATAGGTGCAAACGGTTTTAGCGCGCAAAACCGAGCATAAATAAATTTATAAGGAGAAAAAACTATGGAAAATTCTTATTCGCTTGCCGATGTAGCGGCGGCAACAAGAAACAATGACGGCGGTTTCGGCTTTGGTGGTGACGGCGCTTGGATATTCGGGTTGCTTATTCTTCTCGGCATTATGAATGGTGGCTTTGGCGGTTTTGGCAATAGACCGCCTGTTATGAATGGCACGCCCGTTACGGAAGCAGGGTTGTGTAATGCTATGAATTTTAACAACCTTGAAAACGCAGTCGGAAGATTGAGCGACAGCCTTTCAGCTGATTATATGGGATTGCAGAATGGTATTTGTAACCTTGGTTACGAAACTCTCCGCAATTTTAACACAACTCAACAGCAGTTGGCTGAATGTTGCTGCACCACCCAGCGCGGCATAGATAGCGTAAATTACAACGGCGCAATTAATACTGCCTCTATTAACGCAACCACAACCGAGCAGACACAGAAAATTCTTGACGCCATTAACGGTAATAGAATGGCTGATATGCAGAATCAAATCAATCAGCTTCAGTTACAGTCGGCGATGTGCGGGGTAGTGCGCTATCCGACAACTTACGCATATAACGCAGGACCGTCCCCGTTCTGTGGCGGCAATACTTGCGGTTGTATGTAATGTTTCCGCTTTAACAGCGTGATTTCAAGCCCCTTATGGCAAACGCTGTAAGGGGCAATTTTTATAAAAGGAGTTTTTAATTATGGCTTGTAAAAATACTTGTAGATTATGCAAAAATTTAATTATATCTACGGCAGTATCATTTAACGCTGAAAACGATAGTCTGTATATTCAAATCCCCGAGGGCAGTTATAACGACTGTCAGAAATATTGTATAGTTGTAGCACAGACTATCCCGACAGATACCATTATCGGCGCACCTGTGTATATTCAAATGGGAACGGGCAATGCCTATCCTTTACAGAAAAGGAATTGCACACAGGCAACGGCTTGTTCTATCCGTCCGCGCACTAAATACAGCACCGTTGTAAGAACTACCGCAACAGGCGGCGTGTTCCGTTTATGCGGTGATGTTGCTTGCGCTCCGACAAATAATTTGACGGCTATATCGTGAGGTGATTAAAATGGAAAAAGAAAAAGTTTGTTCCAATATTGAAAATCATTCCGACACAGATTTGCCTTTCACTATTGTGTTAACACTTTTATTGGTGGCATTTGGTGGCTTGGGAAGTTCAAATATTTCGGAAATAGAAAAAGAACTTTCCGAACTAAAAGGAAAAACAGATGTCATAGAGAAGTTGGTAACAAATGAATAGCACAGAATTTGAATTACTCGACTTATTAACGGTTTTATCTTTTATTATGCAAGTGCAAAATCAATCCAAATTATTTGGCATAAGCGATATTCAAGAAGATAACAACAGAGTAGCCGAGGAAATTCATCAGCATTTGCAGCAGCAAGACGAAAAAATCAATAAAATATTGGAGTTGATAGGCAATGAAAAAATTTAGAAAAATGGTTGACCATATAGCGGAAGAATTAGACGGCGCAGTCGAGTATGCCGAAGATTATATCGGCGAAAAAATGAAAGGCAACGCCACCAAAGCACAAAAATTCCGTGAAATGGCAATGCAGGAAATGCAGCACGCCGCGAATTGGTATGAATGGACTGAACAATATTGTTCCGAGTTGAACACTATTATGCCTCTTTCGGACGAAGATTTAGACGAATGGGATAAGTGCAAACGCTATTATGCAAATAAATCAGCCATTATAAAATATATGACCGATAGATAAATAGCTAATACCATTGAAAAAGTCGCTCCATTTTCGGGGCGCTTTTTCTTTTGTCTCTAAAAACAAATTATTGATATTGCGATTTTTGCGGCAACCATATTGCTGAGGTTAGCAAAAAGGTTGTAGAAACTTAAAGTTTAGTGGTTTATACCTATGGTGAAATCAGAGCAAAGTTTTCCCTACCTACAAGCATTAAAAATGCAAAATAGATAGGGAAAGTGGCTATACCTACAGAGCCAATCGTCACTTTCGTTTATGTTCTTAATCTGCCTCGGTCGTGCTGTAAACAGTGTGGTATCACCCGCAAGAACATACCCTACTCCCAAATGGGACACGGCGGTTTTTCTAAACGGAAATCGATAATAAACTCGGCTTTAACCCGATACATACCGTTGATGAGACGGCAGAGGTTTTTACATTGACCTCAAAATGTGCAAAAAGAAAAAGACCATATGATTGTAATGCAGGTACAAACATATAATCTTACTTCTTTAAGAGAAACAATATATCAGGAACAATGCCATGCATACACCGTTTCCCTTTTGGATATGCTTATTTTACCCTATATAATCGATAAAGTCAATAGTAAAAATAAAAAAAGTGCGAATTTTCTCAAAAAACTTTTTCTAAAAAATATTTGAAAATATTTAAAAATATTCTTGACAAACTATTTTTAGTGTGATATAATTAGTTTGCAATCAAGAAAGGGGGTTAAAAATTGAAATTGCAAGCAACGGCAAAAGTACAGAAAAGTGGTACTAATGTTACGGTCAATCTGCCAAAAGAAATAAGGGAAGCCCTTGGCATTGACGGTGGCGATACAGTGCTGATTACGGCAGAGACCGTGGGGAAACAAATAATTCTTAGAAAGGTGGGTGGTTAAATGATTTGGGCTATAATAGTAACAATATTAGCAGTAATAGCTGTATGTATAGCTTATGTGTTAGTGCATAAATGGCATTACGCGTATTGTTCAATTAAAGCGCGCTATCAAAAACTTCAAAGTGAAAACATTAAATTGCAACAGGAAATTTACAAACTGACTTATAAGGTGCCGGCTGTACCGAAAGGAAAGAGGGAGAAATAAATGGGAGATTTTGCAATTGATATTGTCAGATATAATGAATTATTGAAAGAGGAAATGCAATTAAACTTAGTAAAGAGAACTTTATTTAATGGAGATAATTCACTTTCCTATGACAAACAAGAAATAATGTTTTCGCCCGATTGTAAACAAATCAGGCTTTTATTCCCTGTTGATTATATCGCTGAATTAAAACGCTTGCAGAGAGCGAGTGAACCTAATGTATAAATGCAAAAATTGCGGTCGAACATTTGAAAAGCCCGAAACAAGCGAACAATTTGTACCGTATGGGGAAAGTCAAGCGGCATATTCAATAGGCATTTGCCCTTATTGTGGGATTGATGAGTTTGAGGAAGCGTTCCCTTGCAATGAGTGTGAGGAATATTTTACCGAGGACGAACTGACTAACGGCTTGTGCGACGAGTGCATAGCATATAATTTTGACAGCACTGATGATTTGTTCGATTTTGCACAAAAAATAACTACAAAAGGCAATATAAATGAGTTTGCCTTGTCAGTATTTAGCAATGTTGACAAAATCAATTCTCTGTTAAAATTGGTTTTAAAGTTTATCGAAATTGAAAATCCAAAAATGATTGCAGAGCAGAAAGCAAAATATATTGATATGCACAAAGAAGACCTTGCAGACGAATGGGGGAAAACTGACCTTGAAAAATTTAAAGTTCTTTGATGAGGGTCATAGGTACGAACTTGACGGTATTGAGTTGCCCTCTGTTTCCGAAATATCAAGGTTTGCAAGCCGTGAAGTGTACGGCAATGACATATCCAAATATGTGCTTGACAAGGCTTGTGAGCGTGGCACGGCAGTACATAAGGCAACAGAAGAATTAGACAAAACTGGCAAATGTGAAATTTCACCCGAATATGTGGAATATCTTAATGCCTATGTAAAATTCCGCAAAGACTTTAATATCAAGGAATATACCTATATTGAAAAACCGCTTGCCGATGAAGAAACAGGTTATGCGGGAACTCTCGACAGAGTGTACGTAATTGATGAGGACTTTGCAAAAGCTGTCAAAAAACATTGCAAAACGGATATTTCAAATTGTATTGGCAAGTATGCAATAATAGATTTGAAAACAAGCAGTACAGTGAAAAAGCAGCTTGCGCAGATACAATTACCCGCATATTCAAATTTGTTATGCTCGGCGCTGTCAAATTGTGCGGACTTTTTGGGTATTCTTCACCTTAAAAAAGACGGGAAATATAAACTCACGCCATATGAGGACGATTTGTCATTGTTCAATGCTTGTCTAACTTTACACAAGGCATTTGCTAAAAAATCAAAAAAGGAGAGTAAATAATGGCTGAAAACGCACAAATAACTCAAACAACAAAAAACGAAGTGGCTACGAAACCGCAAGATACCGTTAGTTATGGTTTATCTATGTGGGGCGATACAAAGTCAATGAATGCCGCAATGAAAGTGGCTAACCTTTTATCAAAATCACAATTATTGCCCGAACAGTATGTAGGGCACCCCGAAAACTGCTTGATTGCAATAGATATAGCTAATAGAATGGGCGTTAGTCCATTGCTTGTCGCTCAAAACCTTTATGTAGTACGGGGCAAGCCCGGCTGGAGTGGGTCATTTGCAATATCGGCAGTAAATAATTGTGGCAAATTTTCACCGCTTGATTTTATCTACACCGAAAACGGTGGCGGCGGTTGTTACGCACAAGCCACAAGACTTTCAGACGGCAAAGTTTTGAAGTCAACCGAGATTACTATGGAAATGGCTAAAAAAGAGGGGTGGAGTACAAAGCCCGGCTCAAAATGGCTTACAATGGGGCACCAAATGTTGGCTTACCGTGCAGGCTCATTCTTTGCAAGGACATATTGCCCCGAAGTGCTTTTAGGTGTACAAACTATTGATGAAATTCAAGATGTAAGTGGTTATGTAGAAGACCCCCCGCAAACAGTTACAATCGAATTAAATAAGGAGCAATAATATATGGCAAAAATAGAAAAGGGCGCAGTGCTGACCGTGGCTGATACACGGTCCGGTACAGGCTCAAAAGGCAATTGGTGCTTTTTTAAAGCCGAGGGCAATAAAAAGCTTGCAATATGGGCTGAAAATCACGATTTTAAGTGCAAAGTCGGTGATATGGTAGAAATACTTGAAATAAAGTCAGCCAATATTAAGACAAATAAGGTTGGGGATAAATATTATGATAATTTTTCCATATCAGCTTTATTGAGGAATACAGGGGCAAGCCCGACAGCGGACTTTGAGGGGTTAACCAGTGACCTTGATAGTGACGACAGCGATTTTATTTAGGGGGTAATATTATTAAACCATATTACACCAAAAAAGAATGGCAAGAGCTTGTAAAAAGTCTTACTATTGTCTGCACTACAAACGAGCAAAAAAACGAGCATATTAAGGCTTATTTTGACAAACACGGCATAAAGTACATTGACCGTTCATTAAAAACAGGCGATTACTGCTTTATGATACCGAAAAACCTTGATTTAGGCTTTGAAAAAGACACATATTTCACTGACGAACTTACCATTGAGCGCAAAAACAGCCTTACAGAATTGGCGGGAAGTCTCAACAACGAGGCTTTCCACTATGAGTTAAAGCGTATGCAGCATATCCATAATAAGTTTTTATTAGTGGAACAGGTCGGTGGTTGGCACGATATAGTCACACATAACTATCGTAATGATTATAACGAAAAGTCTTTTTACAATACTATGTGTACTATAATGGCTAACTATGGCTTGAAAATCTGTTTTTTGCCTAAAGAGGAAATGGGGCTTATGATATGGTCTATTTGCAAGGCAGTATTAAATCAATATATATTACACGAAAGTGTATAAAAGGGGATAGATTATGAATAATATTCAATTGCTGGGGCGAGCTACAAGTGATTTAGAGCTTAAAACTACGGCGAGTGGTAAATCCGTATGCTCTTTTACACTTGCTGTAGACCGTAAGTATAGCAAAGATACAACCGATTTTATACCTTGTACGATTTGGGACAAAGGCGCAGAGGTAATGAGCAAGTATGTTAAAAAAGGTCAGCTTATTGCCGTAGACGGCTCATTGTATACCCGAAAGTATCAAGACAAAGACGGCAACAACCGCACGGCATATGAGGTCAATGTCAATAACTTCTATTTTGCCGAAAACAAGAAATCGGCTAATGTTGATGTTCAGACTGACCCGCTTAATGCAGTCGCAAACAATCTCAACAATGCGGTTGTCAGCGCTAAAAATTCAGGCAATGAGTTAGATAGCATACTTGACGGTTCGGGAGATTTGCCGTGGTGATGTTAAAATCTTAATTCTTTTAGGCTCTGTGGCGGTTTTTATTCTTTAGGCGATAAAATACTTGCCTTAAACTGAAAATCGCTCACAGGGCAATTTAGAGAGCGTTTGTGAGGTGGTTATAATGCTTTTATATGATAATGCTCCATGTTTTGGCTGCACGGACAGAAGCTCATCGTGCCATACATCTTGCGCAATATATAAAAATTGGAAGTTTGAGCGAGACAAAAAAGTGTGCCGAAATTAAAGTCAAGGTTAAATCCGAAAATGATGTCCGGGGAATGAAAATTGATTTTGTGGAGCGATATAACCGCAAAACCAAACGTAAAAGATATTGACTTTATGGCTTATATGTGATATAATGATTGTATCAACAAAAGGTTGTTATTCGAGTTGCGGTCGGATAACGATTAAAACTGAATAACAGCCACAATTCCGTGTGTCTCTAATACCGCAACTATTAGGGGCATACGGATTTTGTTTAAAGGAGTATATTATGGGCAGAATAAAAGATGAAAATTTTTATCAAATACAAGGCTGGATGTTGAATAAGCTCAACCTTAAAGGTATTGATTTACAAATATATGCTATAATCTACGGCTTTTCGCAAGACGGCGAGACGGAATTTAGTGGTGGCATTGGATATCTATGCGATTTTACTGGAGCAAGTAAACCTACGGTTATTAAAAGTTTGAAAAAATTATGTGGAAATGAGTTTATAATTAAAAACGAAAGCAAAATCAGCGGAGTGGTATTTAACAGGTATAAAGCAAATTTACCGGGGGTAAAGAAATTTTACCTCGGAGGTAAAGAAACTTTACCCGATATAGGTAAAGAAACTTTACCCAATAATAAATTAGATAATAATAAATATAAAGAAATAAAAAAAGAAATAAATAAAGAAAATCCGATTGAAAAAATTCTTGAAAGTTACACGCAGAACGAAACCACTCTCGACCTACTTCATGAATGGCTCAAAGTTCGGAAAGCTCAAAGGGCGGCAAATACTGAACGTTCAATCGAACTTAATATAAAAAAATTAGATAAACTTGCGAAGCAAAGCAACTTGTCTGTCGACGATTATTTGAAAGAAGCAATTGCGAGAAGCTGGAGGTCATTCTTCCCTATTACAGACTTTAAGTTTTCAAGCAACAAACAGCCTAATGATAAAACTTATTCGGGATATAGGAACTTATGATGAAAGATTATGACATTGATGTTGAGCGCTCTGTGTTAGGGTGCTTGATAGTTTTTGAAAGTTTGCAAGAGAAAATCAGCCTTATCAGCGAGGAAGATTTTTATTTTCCATTGCACCAAAGCATTTGCAAAATCTTAAAATCGCTTAATGGCGAAAAGATTGACTTTGTAAAACTGTCAGCCAACACGGGCGATGATGAAAAAAAAGCTTTAACGGCTTGCGTACAGTCTGCAATATCGGCAGCTATGTTTGACGAACATTTTGCTATTCTCAAAACAATGGCGTCACAGCGCCGGATTGTTAACAAACTCAATGAGCTTATTTATACTAGCAATGCCACTGTTCAGAGTTTGCAAGAGGTTATTGAGGACGAGCAGGGCAAAGGGACTATAACTTCTGCCAAAGATGTGGGCAGACGAAATATAGCCAATTTTATTGAAACGCTTAACATTGAGCAGCCGCACATTGATACAGGCTTTAGCAAACTTGATAATTATTTGGGCGGGATAAGATACGGCACAACCTTTATTGTCGGTGCAAGACCGTCCACAGGCAAAACAACCTTTGCAATTAACATTGCGATAAATCAAATAAAGCAAAGCAAAAAGACTTTATTCTTTTCCCTTGAAATGAGCGCAAAAATGATTTATGAGCGAATGTTGGCTTGCAAGTGTAATATTTTTTATGACGATTTTTGTAAAAACAGGCTAACCAACAAGAATGTTGAACAGGTTAAAGGCGAAATGCGGGAAATATATAAAGCTAATTCTTTCATCTGTTTTGATAGTGTTTATTCTGCCGAGCAAATTTCGCTGTTAACTCTTGAAGAAAAGCCCGATTTGGTTATTGTGGACTTTATGCAGAATATTACCACAAACGAGAAGTTTGACAGTACCCGAACAAGAATTGATTACATATCTGCATTGCTTAAACGGACAGCCAAACAAGCAAATTGTGTGATGATGATACTCTCGCAAGTTACACGAAGTGGCAAGGGAGAACCCACAATGTCTGATTTAAAAGAGAGCGGCGGTTTGGAACAGGACGGCGATTACATAGTGCTTTTGCACCGCCCATATGTAAACGACAAAAACAATGAGGAATTATCGGAAAAGACAACGCAGGTTTTGCTTGATAAAAACAAATTTGGCGGGTGTGTAGTTGATAATATGAACTTTGACGGCGATTATCAAAGATTTACGGAAGTTGACACTTTTCACAATGAAAATAATAAAAGATACGAGGTGTATGAGGATGATATTGAGATATAATACAAGCGATAAAGATTATGAGACTTTCAAACGCAAATTGCAAAAGCAAAATTTGTCTGCTGAAGAATATCAAAGAGCGATTATCAAGCGGTGTCAAGAACACGATTATTGAGGTGAGTAATTTGGAAAGAGCGGAATATTTGAAATTGTGTCAAAAAGTCAGCACATATCCGAGCGGAGTATGTGGAATAATTGAAAACATACCCGAAAATATGCTCATAGAATACGCTACAAGCGTTTTTTACCCAGTGGGGTATAAACTTACCTTTAAAAGCGGAAAACCGCAACACACGGCAATTTTGCATAGTTTAAAAGCAAATGCTGTAATAGAATGTGATTTAGAAAAAATAAAAAGCTGAATAAGGGGGTTTAAAAATGGGAATGACAATTAAAAATAAATTCAGACTATTGGCTAAAATTAAAACTTTTTGCTCATTTAATGCTGAAAGTTGTCTGCGCAAAATAGAAAAAGCTCGTTTAGCCCAAAAAAGAAAAGAACGAAATTTGATTAAAGAGTATATAAATGACTGTATAAAAAGAGGGAAAACTGATATACGAATGGGAATAAACTACGAGGACAATTTAAAATGGCTTAAAGAAAAAGGGTTTAGGGTTGAGTTGGATAATGAATTGCACCATATGTATTATGTGAGTTGGGGTGAGAGTAACGAAAAATAAAATGTTTGACGAATTAGGCAACACTATTGAAACATTAAATTCCGAACATAGAGAATTTATTTATTACGCTCATAGCAAAAAAGAAGCTATTAAAGTATCAAAATTGTTTCATTGCAAGGCAATAAGCGTCGAAAATCCAAATGTGGTATATTATAATGGTGAAAGGATAAACGAAAAATGAGAGAAATATTATTTAGAGGCAAACGAATAAAAGACGGTCAATGGGTATATGGTTATTATGTTAAAGCTACAATGCACTGGCATAAACACGGCATACACGAAGATTTTATTGTTTGTAATGCCATACAGAACGGCGGCTATTTCAATTTTTTAGGAAGATATGCCGTTAACCCGAAAACTATCGGACAATACACAGGCTTGACCGATAAAAACGGAACAAAGATTTTTGAGGGGGATATTGTCTTATTGTGTGATGACGAAGAGCCTTACCAAGTCGCATTTGATGAATGTTGTTTTCAAGTCTATGACAGCGGCGTTTGCTACGATATGGACTGTTTCCGTAGTGAAGACATTGAAATTATCGGGAATATATATGACAATCCCGAATTACTCAAAGGTGATACGAAATGAAAGAATTTTTTAAAACAATTATCTATGGGTTAGATATACTCCTTGAAAGTATTGTTTCCGTAGAGGCAATTGTTATAGGAATTTTACTTTTAAATTTAATGACTAAACGCACTGGATATATGGTGGCACTTTTTTTCTTTGGTGGCATTGCGTGTTTGGGCATAGGCGTGTTTCTTTTTTGGAAATTAGGCGTGCAAAAGAAAAATTGGATTAGGAGAAAAAAATAAATGTACCAAAACAACGATAATATTAATGGCAATGACATTATAAATGCATTGTCTCTATTATTGGCTGTGGCTAACCTTAATGAGAATAGGGAACAGTCGGCGCATAATGATGTGCAAACGGCTAATGACAAACAGGCAGAGTATTTATTGCGGGAAATCAATACAAGATTTGAGCAACAAAATGAAATGCTGCTTGAAATAATGGCAAGGCTGGAACTTTTGGAAGAAAAAGGCAATTAAATTATGAAATGGTAAGAGGTGTAAAATTAAATGAGCGATTGGTTCGGTTCACAAATAGGAATGTTTGACGGCACTAAAAAGTTTAAGATTGATAAGCCTATTCGTTTGATTGAGCTGTTTGCCGGAATAGGAGCGCAAGCAAAGGCTTTGGAGCGGCTCGGCGTACCGTTTGAGCATTACAGAGTATGCGAGTTTGATAAATACGCAATTAAGAGCTATAACGCAATTCACGGCACGAATTTTGAAACAAGTGATGTAACGAAAATTACTGCCGATGATTTGGGTATAACGGATACGGATAAGTATTGCTATATATTAACTTATTCATTTCCTTGCACCGATTTGAGTATTGCCGGGAAACAACGGGGAATGTCGAAGAACAGCAGTACACGGTCAGGGCTATTGTGGGAAGTTGAAAGATTATTAGACGAATGTAACGAACTACCACAAGTATTACTTATGGAAAATGTGTCGCAAGTACACGCAGAAAAAAACATTGCGGACTTTAACAGTTGGCTGCAAAAGCTTGAAAGTTTGGGTTACAAGAGTTGGTATAAAGATTTAAACGCTAAAGATTTTGGCGTACCACAAAACCGTAACCGTACATTTTGCGTGAGCTTACTCGGAGATTATTACTACGAATTTCCACAGCCAAAGCCTTTAAAAACTCGGCTAAAAGATTTATTGGATAGCAATGTTGAGGAAAAATATTATATATCTGAAAACAACGTTGAAAAATGTTTAAAATCTGTTAATGTAGAGAGAGAGATTAGCCACACAATTCGCGCAGGCGGACGGGCAAGCACAGATAGGCACAGTTGGGATATTATTGTCGAAGCAAGGCAAACAAATTGAAAATTCAGTTGATGTTGCAAACACACTTATGTCAAGAGATTATAAGGGATTTGGAAATCAGACTACAAACGGGGTGTTAGAATGGAAACGATAAATTGTAAATTATACGGCACAATGCAAGGTGGGAAGTGGGATAAAACGCAGGAAAAATCACGCAGAGTATATAGCACTGACGGATTGTCACCGACACTTACCACTTGCGGGGGGGGGTAATCAAGAAGTGAAAGTTAAGGAACAGGTTAGAATACGCAAGCTAACACCAAAAGAGTGCTTTAGGCTTATGGACTTTGACGATGAAGATTTTGAAAAAGCCGCGCAAGTAAATTTAAACAGCCAGTTATATAAGCAAGCAGGCAATTCAATCGTAGTGGCTGTATTAGAAGCAATATTTGGAGAAATGTTATAACCCCAAAAAATATTTAAAAATATTCTTGACAAATAAATTACTATATGCTATTATAATTAACAGAGATACGGCTCTGAACAATTAAATAGTCTATAACCGGGTAATGCCGCATAGAATAAACGCTCCTGCAAGTGCCGTATCATTTGTGGGGGCGTTCTTATTAAAAAAGGAGAATAAAAAATGAAAAGAGTTAAAGGGTATGAAAAAGAGAGTTGTTTAATAGAGCAAAATAAGATTTATAATGTTGATTGTTTTGAAGGAATGAAGTCGCTCGCCGATAATAGCATAGATATGACATTAACGGACATTCCGTTCGGGGAAGTAAATCGAAAAAGCAATGGATTACGAAATTTAAACAAAGAAGATGCAGATACAGAAACATTTAATATTAAAGATTTTTTATGTGAGGTTTATAGGGTTACGAAAAATTCTATCTGTATTTTTTGTGGGCGAGAGCAGTTTAGTGATATTTATAAATTCTTTGCAAATAAAAAGGGAACTGTTCGCCCAATCGTATGGGAAAAGACTAATCCTAGTCCTATGAATGGACAATACATATATTTGTCAGGCGTTGAATTTGCAGTATGGTTTAAAAAGGCAGGAGCGAAAGTATTTAATGCCCATTGTAAAAATACTGTTTTTAAATATCCGAACGGTAGCCGAAAAATACATCCGACACAAAAAAATTTAAAGTTGTTTGAGGAATTGTTGCTTGACAACACAAATGAAGGAGATACGGTATTAGACCCTTGTGCAGGGTCTGGCACAACTGCAATAGCGGCTATTAATCACAAAAGGAATTTTATCGGATACGAATTATCTAAACAATATTGTGACTTGGCGAATGAGCGAATTGACGAGTATTGTAACAATATAAAATATTAATTTTATAAAACACATATTTTATGAGGAGAGTAAATAATTATGGACAATTTGAATGAGCCAATGTGTTGTGAGGATTGCGCATATTACGATAATGACCGTTCGGATATGCCGTGCGCAAACTGTGTAGAATTTGAAAATTGGGAGAGGTACAAAGAAAATGATTGACTTTATAATCGGACTTATAATTGGCGCACCGATAGGCTTTGCAATATGCGCTATAGTGAGCGCCAACGGGAGGGATTGAATATGAAACCAATATATGAGCCGAAAGGCAAAGCTAAAGAATATGGCGACTATGCGCTGAACATCTACACAGGTTGCCCACACCGCTGTTTTTACTGTTTCGCACCGAATGTTCTGCATAAAGACCGTGAGGCGTTTCACACAAATGTAGAGCCGAGAACCGATATAGTCAAAGCAACGAAGCAACAGCTTGAAAAAGAGGAGATAACCGGGAAACTTATTCATCTCTGCTTTACCTGCGACCCTTATCCGACCGGCTACGATACAACACCCACACGAGAGATAATCAAAGCCATTAAGGAAAGTGGAAACAATGTGCAGATACTCACCAAAGGTGACGGGAGCAGGGATTTTGATTTGCTCGATGAGAACGATTGGTACGGCATTACACTTGACGGTATCGGGAATGGAAAAGACCCTTTGTGGAAAGCGAGAGTTGGCGCTCTTGCGGAGGCGCATAGCCGAGGGATTAAAACTTGGATTTCTTTCGAGCCTGTAACGAACGAAAGAGAGTTTTTTATCAATATGCACTTGGCAGCACCGATTGTCGATAAGGTAAAAATCGGAAAACTGAATTATCATAAATCAGATATAAACTGGGCAGAATTCGGGAGAAAAGCCGAGAAGCTTTGCAAACGGCGTGGCATTGATTATTACATCAAAGAAAGCCTGCGGGCGGAAATGGAGAGAAAAGTATGACAAATTATGAAGAATTAAACCGAAATTGTTACGGTATGGATTTTTGCAGTTATGGAGAAAGGAAAGATGAGAATGCCTGATAAATATGATTTTGCATGCATGGTAGACGATATATTCAAAGAATGTAAAACTATGAGTGATGTAAATTTTAGATTTATTGAAATGCAAAATGCCCTAACACATTTATTCAATCAAAATATTGAATTAAAAGTCGCAGAGGATAAAGAAAGGAATAAAGTTAAATGACCGATAAGAAATTTACTGATGAGGAAATTATAGAGACTTTGGAATGTTGTGCTTACAGCGATGGATGCGAACGTTGTCAATGCTCAAAACAATGTGATGGAGCAGAACATTTAATAAACGCCCTTGACCTTATCAACCGCCAAAAGGCAGAAATTGAGAGACTGAATTCAGCTAACGATGAAAAATTTCGCCAATGGGATATGCTTGCAGAAAAGACAAAACAGCATTACGCCGATTTATACAACGAAGCAAAGAATATACTTAAAACCGAAGCATACAAAGAGTTTGCGGAGAGGTTGTGCGAGGGGAAAGTGTCGAACGATAAAACAGTAATTGAGGCAAAAGTTTTGTTAAAAGAAATGGTTGGTGAGGAAGAATGACAAACGAAGAAGCGATAATTGACATTCGTGAAAACATACAGCCTATTATTGGCGGCAAAAGTTTAGATATAGCTATCTCTGCCATTGAAAAGCAGATACCGAAAAAGCCAACTAAAACAAGAAGTGAAATAGTATGCCCGACCTGTAAAACATTGGTAGGTTCAAGCCCTTATTGTAGATATTGTGGTCAAGCTTTGGATTGGGGGAATATCAAATGAAAAGGGTAGCAATACCAAAGAAAGAGATAAACGAATCAGGACATTTGTATGGTGATTGTTTTGGAGTTACCTTGTATTTGCAGATAGACCCAAGCCAAAAATGGACTATAACAAATCAGGGCGGCGGATATGTAGTTCTAGCAAAGAAAGGACAAAGAATAAGACTTACCTATTCCGCTTTTAATAGATTGTTTGACGAAGTAAGGAGTGATACAGAATGACATTGAAAATTAAAGTTAAAGGCATAAACGAATATCGACTTGGCGGTGTGAAAAAGATTGAACTTGATGAGGAGTATCTTTACACAACTATTTTTGATACACGCAAATATAGGAGATGTGATATCGAGAGGATAGAGGTTGTTGAACAATGAGTAAATGTATTGATTGCTTGCATTATGAAGCGTGTAAGGGCACCTATTATACAGCAAAAGGTTGCGACAACATAGCATTATATGATTTTGACGGTGAAATGTATGCCGATAGCGGTTGTGAAGATTTCACCGACCGTTCCGAATGGGTGCATTTGCCGTGTAAGGTGGGAGATAAGGTTTGGTATATTACAGGAATAGGTAATAATTTAATAAAGCCTGCAATAGTAAAGGAAATTATCATAGACGGTAAGGGAATCAAAGACCTATATGTATGTGATAACGGTCATAATTTTGAAAGATCATTTGATATTTTTTATCTCACTTATAAAGAAGCAGAGAAAGCATTGGAGGAGATGAAAAGTGAATAAATCCGCACATACGAGGCTGAAAAATAAAGAAGCTTCCGTCCAAGACCGTTTGAGACATCGAAATATTTACTGTGTCTCCGCCAAATGGATTAAATGGGCGAAACGGTATATTAACCGAAGCCAAAGGAGGAAAAGAAAGGGGTAAATGAAAGTGATAATTGAATATTTTGATTTAAAAATGCTTGAACACTTTGAAAAGGCGGCGGCAAAATCAAACGAGATTGACGAACGACTTAAACACTGTCCGCGAGAGACAAAATATAGCACACCTAAATTTTATAATTTTAACAAAAAGCGTAAGGGAGCGAGGAAAAAATGAAGCGAGGTAGAGCAATGCACGAATGTGTGATAGGAATATGGAATGATTATGAAAATACAGAAATAGTAACAGCGTATGAAGTGATAGAAAAAATCGAACGAGAAAAATCTTTGTATGAATATTCAAAAAAATATACGGACATAGGCATTTTGCCGCCGAAGCCGATATATGATTATTTTAACAAGAGAAAAAGCACAAATTTACAGCGTTTCGACTATTGCCCATATTGCGGTAAAAAGATTGATTGGAAAGGGTTAAGGGAAAATGAAAGTAAGGTTAAATAAAGAATATCCCACAAGCGCACAGAGAAAAGCATTAAGGGCTGAATGTGTAAAAGAATTTAACGAATTGTTGAGCCGTTATAATCATCAAGTTGCGGCACAGATATTATACATTCTCCGTTTTGATTATGGTTTCGGGCAGGAACGGTTAGAAAAATTCGCTGATAAGCTAAAGAAAATGCAGATTGACCTTGAAGACAAATACGAAATGGGCGAGGATTGCACTTGGTGGTTATGCGAACAAAAACTTAAAGAAAGCGGAATTGATGTGGAGGTGTTATTAAAATAATGGAAAAGGCAATTATAGACGATAGCGGGATATCACGGCTATTAGACTTAGTAAAGAGCGCACGGCAAAGAACCATTACACGGCTTTATTATGCAAAGGATATGTCAATAAACGAAATATGCGACAGTTTAGGATATAGCGCCGTAATAGTAGTAAGTGATATAGCAGTTATAAATAAGTTAATAGAGGATAATATAAAGCATAAACCGTGTAACGATTGCGGCAGGGAATTTTATACTAACAACAATAACCGTAAATGCCCGATATGCAAAGAGGACGCGCGGAAAAGGCGCGACCTCGCACAATTGGAATTATATAAATCTGCACGTCCTACGCGCGCAAAGAAAGCTAAAGGTAAGGCTTTTAAGTCTTTGCAAATGATAGAAAAAGAACGAGCGGAATATAATAAATTGCACGGCACTTATTTAAGCTATGGACAGTATGTGCAGTTAGTAGGTGAATAATATGGATAATGAAATATTAACAAAATATCAAGCTAAAGTTGAAACAATAAAGTCACAGCTTGAAGAATTTATTGAGATATGCCGTTCGGATATTGTGAATAAATCAAGGCAAGGCGAAAAGTATTTAGCTGATACTCTTGAATACCGTGTAAGAGTAAAACTTGGTGAAATACTCCGACAGGAACGCACGGTCACAAATGATATTGCCCTTAAACTGTCGGCAGACGATATTTATAATATCTATAATGCTTATCTATCACTTATGGCATATGTAAATATGGCTATATCATATACGCCGAATAAACTTGAATTTTTGGCATTTGCAAGGATAAGTGTATCAGCGTTTGAGCATTTACGCAACAATGCGACCGATAATGTCAAACAAGTATGCGGTGATATTGAAGCTGATTTAATAAACTTCACTCTTTCGGCAGCCGAACAAGGTCAACAGAAAGAGTCAACAAGCAAACTGCGGCTAAAGAGCAAGGGCGGCTACGGTCACGAATTGGTACAAATAGGTGACGCGGAAAGTATACTCGATAAGGCAAGTGACGCATTAAACGAGGGGCAATTCCGATATGAATTGAAAGAATTGGCAAATATGAAAGCTCTGTTAGACAAGAAAGGGGAATAAAATGCTTAAAACAATATTAGCTATATTCGGAATAACAATAGGCATTATGGGTTTGGCATTATCTGTAATGGGCGTTAAAACCAAAGCACCCGCTTATATTACGGCATTTTTTCTATCGCAAGCAATGGTTGATTTTGCCTTTGCCTATTTCCTATTGGAAATAATTATTTAAAGATTAAACATTTTGCTTGACAAATGTTACATAAAGGCTTATAATATAATTGCGGTTAGAAAAGTAATATATTATAGGCTTTTATTTATACCGTAAGAAAGGAAAATAAGAATGTGCAAAGTAATAGCTTATTGTAGAGTATCTACAACCGAAAAATCAGCGAAACAAGATTATGAGCGACAGATGTATTTGCTTGAAAATAGCGGATATGAGTTTGATATGATTTTTGAGGAACATATCAGCGGTGGCGTTAAAGGTAATCAGCGTGAACAGTTTAACAAAATGCTTGAATGTCTCGAACCAACAGACATTGTTTGCCTTACTGAAACATCACGCTTTGGCAGAAATTATATCGATTGCTTTGAAATGCTTGATTTAATAACGCAACAGAAAAAAGCCACCGTAAAGTTTTTGAGCAATGGTATAACATTAGAGGGCGGGGAAAAAATGAACCCGTATACTTGGATGACTATATCTCAATTCTTTATACAAGACGAATTTTTGAAAAGACAAATAGGTTATAATACATCCAACGCGTTGCAAAGAAAAAAACAGCAGGGTGTTACACTCGGCAGACCGAAAACAATATCAGACGAAATTCGGCAACAAGTGTTTGACTTAAAATCCGAGCATAAGAGTTATAGAGACATAGCCGATATATTAAATATAAGCATAGCTACGGTAAGCAGAATATTAAAGGGGGTAGAATGATGTTAGAGCTTAACAAACTCTACAATATGGATTGTATGGACGGAATGAAACAATTCCCCGATAAATATTTTGATTTAGCTATTGTTGACCCGCCGTATGGCATAGGTGAAAATGGGGACAAAGCGAAATCTCGAGGAAAAAGGATAGGATTTTTGCAAAGTAAAAGCAACGCCAAATGTTATGCTAAAAGTTATGAAAGTTTTGCCGGTGATGATATTAACCCCCCCGAAAAAGAATATTTTGACGAACTTATGAGAGTTTCTAAAAATCAAATTATATGGGGGGCTAATCATTTTATTAGTCGTATCCCCATTGATAGCCATTGCTGGATAGTGTGGGATAAACGCAATGGCGATACTGATTTTGCTGACTGTGAACTTGCATGGACTTCTTTCAAAACTGCAGTAAGAATTTTTAGGTTTAAATGGAACGGTATGTTACAAGAAGATATGAGAAATAAAGAAATACGCATACACCCCACACAAAAGCCAGTGGCGCTTTATAAGTGGTTGTTAGGTAAATATGCTCAACAAGGCGATAAGATTTTAGATACACACGCCGGGAGCGCTTCAAGCCTTGTAGCGTGTTATGACGAAGGCTTTGAATTTGTTGGTTTTGAATTAAGCAAGCATTATTATAAATTAGCTAATGATAGGCTTCAAAATCAAATGCAACAATTAAAAATTTTATAAAAAGGAGTAAAATTATGATACACGACAACACGCAAACAAAAGCCATATTAGAGCATTTATTATCAGGCAGAGAATTAACCTCAATGCAGGCAATAGAACTCTACGGCGCGACAAGGTTAAGCGGAATTATATACCATTTACGCAACAAGGGATATATAATAAAACGCCGTGATGAAGTAGTTAAAACCCGATATGGGCGAAATACGGTTATAGGCGTTTACTGGCTTGAAGACCCAACGGGAGTAATGACCGAATGAAATTAAAGCAAAGCCAAATAGACGATATTATGATATGCCATTATAAGGGCTATACAGTGGCAAGAACCGCCGATATTGTAGGGCTATCACGATATTATGTTGTCAATACAATAAAGGCAAACGGCGGAACAATAAGGCGAGGCAGAGCGGTAAGCGATGACGGCACAGCCAACAAGGAGCAAATAAAAGCCTTGTGGGAAAGTGGACTGCATAATGTGGATATGATAGCCCATAAATTAAATATATCCCGATATAATGTGAGATATACTTTAAATGCCTATTGTAATATTAAAACACGACCGCCGAAAGCGGAACTATGCGAGGAAATAAAGAAAGCCGCTCTTATGCGTAGAGAGGGTAAAGCGATATGGGGCGATATATCGGAAATAGCAAGAAGACACCATATCAGCCGGCAAGCAGTATTTGAGCGGTTGCAAGCCGAACTACAAGCCACATCGGAACAATAAAAAAGACTGTCGAGAGTTTAAAAACACTTTCGGCAGTTTCTTTTTGCTTTAGAATATTAAAAATATCGTTTCTTTTGGGGCTGTACAGCTTTTTTATTATTTCGGAATATAAATACTAAAGTAAACATTAAAACGCAATACAGGGCATTTTAGAGCATAGTTTTAAACAGGCATAAAAAGAACCGCCCACAAGCTGCGGACGGTCAAAAGCATTATTTTATTATTTTCTTATAGATTTTATCGGCTATTTTCTGCCCTGTTTTCGTACACTCAAAGAATATACAGCCAATACCGACTATTAAAATATAAGCTAAAACACTAAAAATCATTTTTTATACCTCTATTCTATACAGTTTCTAAAGTCTTCATCACTTGCAAACGGCGCTTGTACTCTAATATCTTTTACTCTGTCGGGCAATTTTATAAGGCAGTCACCATTTCCGAGCAGCTTTTCCGCTCCCGAATGACCTAAACACAATACACTTTCCCGCGTGTTCGCTGTTTTAAATATAATCTTTGTCGGGGTGTTCGCCTGAATTAAACCACTGACAACAGCAACGCGGGGCGACTGGGTGCACAGCACACAATGAATACCGGCAGCGCGCCCGAGCTGACAAAGCGAAACAAGCTTGTTTTCAATTTCTGTTTTGCGGTCAGTTAGCATTAAATCCGCCAGCTCATCAATTATCAATACCCACTTAGGAAACAGCCCGATATTTTTTTCAAGCCCTCGGCGCTGTAATTCTTCATATCGGTTATACATTTCTTTTTGAAAAGTATTTAATAAAGCTATTGCCGAAATATCATCGTTTGCCACTCTGAGACAGTGCGCCGCCCTGCTCCAATAATTTAAACTGCGCTTTTTATCTATAATAGCACATTTTATCTTATTCGGGCTATTGGTAGTTAATAAAGAATATAAAAGGCTTTTTAAAAATACGCTTTTACCGCTGCCGGTAGTACCTGCAATAAGTGCGTGTGTCATTTCATCTAATGAAATGTTGACTTGTTCGCCGTCCTCGTTTATGCCCGCTATGAATTTATAAGTATCATCAGCAGGCAAGGCAAGCCCGAAAAGCGGGACAATATTATAATTGTTTTCAGCGTGATATATTGCGAAATGTGATATATTACTATCAATATAATTAAATTGATGTTTGGCATATAGTGAAAGGCGGTCAAGCGCTGCTTTACGCCTGCCCGCTGTGACTTTGCCCCAGTCGGTAAAATCAAAATAATATATGGTGTTGCGTGGGGTTTGTTTCGTTTCTTTAAAAACGCAGGGCAGACCGAAAACGGTCAGCGCCTGCGCTAATTGTTCGCCGTTATACATTATCCGCAGCCCCTTTTATTAACTCGCGATAAATTAAAAATGTTAATGTGTTTTCGGCTTGTTCTTCTGTATAACGCGTTTTTTCTTCCTCTGTTTCTTCAAGAATTGTGCCGAGGTCATCAACGGCGGAACGGTTATAAAAATAACAAGTATCAAGAACACCGCAAAGCCCCGCGCACCAAGCCGCGAAAGCTGCAAGCTCGTTATTCCTATAATAGCGGAAGTCTTCCGGGGTGTTGTATTTTTCATTTCTGAAAGTGGAAAGAATAAAGCGGGCTATTTTGGGGAACTCTTGCGGCGGGTTGTCCGTGTAGCCCTCCGGGGTAAAGTTTGCAATAATATATTTGCGTATGTTCTCGCGTGCTTTTTTATTGTTTGTTTTCATTTTTTACACCTCAACATAAAATATATGCTTTCGGGCTTTCGGGGCTTGTGACCGTATGCCCTGCCGCATTAACGGCAGCCAAAGCCGCCGCCACTCTGCTAATTAAAATATATATATTGCGCTTGTGTTGCTTGTAACTGCGTATAATTTGCCCGTTTTATGACCTTTTAACAACATACCATTACAACCATAAACGCCCGCGCTATATCCTATTTGGGTATAATATCCTTCTTCATTAATTATTTGTTCGCGGGTTTCGTTGTTTCCGCGGGTAATATCAACAGCCGCGCCAGTGTTTACAAGATTTTTTAATTGTTTTTGTGTGTATCTTTCCATTTTGAAAGCCTCTTTTAATTATTTTATCAACAAGCCCGAAGGCTGCCGGGTTATGCCGCCCGGCTCGGCGTTTGTTATTCGTGGATGTCGTAAGCGTTGCATATTGCTTTTATAGCTTCGTCGACGGTTTTACACCGTTTCAAAAGTTCAATAACCAAATGCAGCAGCTTTTTAATATCTTCTGTTTTCATCTTGTTTTTTCTCCTTTCCTTTCGTTGTCTTTATTATATCAAATATAAATATATTTGTCAAGTAAAATTTTTAATTTTAAAATAAAATATTTTAATATGCCTATTTATTCATAATATGCAGAGTATACCACCAATATTATATACGCCCTTGCGTGTTCTGTAGTAGCCTTAAGCCCTGCACCGTGTTATTATATCGTTATTGTCTGTATAAGCCTATACATATAAGCACAAGACTATATTATAATATACTCATACACTGCACATACTTATATTATAGGCATATACATATATATAATTAAAATGTAATGATAATTAAATAGAAAAGTAAGGCTGTCACCTTCATTATGCTAAAGTGCTAAAGCGCTAAAGTGCTAAATCGTGTTAAAAATATGTTTTTGTTTCTTAATCGTTCGTATTTGTAACGTGAAAACGCTTTATTTGTAGGCGTTCCCGGGGCAAAACCCACCCCGAACCCTATCCCGGACCGGGCAGCCGGAGGTCGGGTTACCCCCCAAAATTTTAAAAATTCACAAAGTTGTTTTTTTACTGGTTTATGCGTAGAAAATGAATAAAAATGCAGAATTTATGCAAAGGTTGACAAGCGCGGGGGCGGGGTGCTATAATGGCGGTATGGCTTATGGCTGATATTTAAGAGAGGTGGAATTATAATGGATGTTGTAACAGATGGGTTAAAGCACGACGGAGGCAAGCCGAGGTTAGATTTAGTGCCTGCTGAGATAATAGAGGCTGTTGGCATTGTTATGACACACGGCGCTGAAAAATATGGCGAGGGCAGTTATAAGAATGTTGACCCTAAACGATATAGGGCGGCTTTAATGCGCCACATATGCAAATGGCTGAAAGAGCCGCACGGGGTTGATGAGGATAGCGGACTGCCGCACTTGTATCATATTGCTTGCAATGTTGCGTTTTTATTAGAGCTTGACAAAGAGTAGTGGATATGATATAATGGCTATACAGTAATAATTTTGGATATAGCGGAAAGGCAATGGCTATTATGGCTGTTGCTTTTTTGCTATTGACAAATGAGAAAATATGTGGTATATTGTATTTGAAAACTCTGATATTTAAGTTTTGTTTAGACGTTTTCATTATCTCCTTTCTTTGACCGCTTGGCAGTTGTACACCTCTCTGCTGGGTGGTCGCTTTTTATACACTTGAAATTGTTTGGCTTATTTGCTATAATAATAAAAACTGGCGGAGGTGCTATGAATGGATAATATCGGTGAGATTGTTCGTGAAGGCTGTGTTGCGTTTAGCGAAATGCGCAAAAATGCAAAGTATTTAGACAGTGACGAGTATGTTTTAGCTGTCAGCGATAATTTATATCGCACTATGCACTCGCAGATACACGGTTATTTGGCACAGTTGCGTGATAACGAGGGCGAGGATGAAATCCGCAAGCATATTGAGTATGTCTGCAAATTTGTTTTGCCTACATTGCGTGATAAACTGAAAAAAATGGCTGTTTTGGCTGATAAACTCAAAAAAGAGAAATTTACCGAGGAAAACAAGGCTCGGTTGCTGAAATTGCAAGAAAATTATACCGAATACGGCAAATTGTATGAGAATTTTTATGCTTTGTCGGCTTTCCGCAACATAGAACACTTTGCGCTTTATATGGAGTGGGGTATGCCTGAAAATGATAAGGTATGGAAATATAACCTTAATTGTTTTAAGGGATTTTGGTATTATGCCGACAAAATGGTGCTTGACGGCACTGTGAAATACCTTGAAAAACAATGCCCAGTCGGGTATGGAAAGTGCCTAAAAGCTGATACGCCTATTTTAACTACACAGGGTTATAAACCTATTAAAAATGTTAATATTGGCGATTTTGTGTATTCTATGAAAGAAAACAAACCTGTAATAAGGCGAATAACGAATAAATGGAATACAGAAAAAAAACAAATCAAAATTAGGCTTAATAATGGCAAAGAGATAATTTGCAGTCCTGAGCATAGATTGTACACCGACAAAGGTTATAAAATGTGCAAAGATATAACCGTTAGCGATTATCTTCTTGAAATCTGCTCGCCATTGAATTATGGTTATGAAATTGACGAAGACGAACTGTTTTTTGTCACTTGTATGATTTTTGATGGGCATTGCAAACAGGCAAGATTTAGATTTATCAAAGAAAATAACGAAATTTTGGATAGATTTATTTCGGTGCTTAATAAATGGGGCGTAACATATAGTGTTTATCACCCATCAAAAGCGTACGAAGTGAGAATACACAGTGCAAATGGCAAAGTAGCAGATGTTCTTATCCGTTATGGCGTTATAAATCATTTGTCTTATACTAAAAGACTGCCTAAACAGTTTTTTGAAATGAGTTTAAAACAAAGATATAAATTTATCGGCATAATGTTTGCTACTGACGGTTGGATAAATAAAGGTAAAAGCCCTTGTGGAATATCACTTGCTAACGAGGGGCTTATACAAGACATACAAAGACTTTTAGGCACTTGTGGCATATACTCTTATTATTGCCATAGAAAAAGCAAGTGTGATGGCAAAACATTTGATTGTTACAATCTTACAATACCCGATGAGTTCATAAACAAATTATACAAAAACTGTTATTGTTATTACAAGCAAGAAAATCTGAAAATCAGAGTTGAACGGTTGTTTTCAAAGAGTGTGTCGCCATATTCAAACAATGTAAACTATCCTAAAAGCGTTGTTTGCCATTGCAAAGAGTTGAAGAAAATAAAAAATAAATCTTGGGCGAAAACTTTATCCTTTAAAAAACAATGGATTGACGAATTTTCAGAAAAAACAGGTTTGCTTAAAGATGTTGTCTCAAATGACTTTGTGTGGCAAAAGATAAAAAGCATAGAATTTGACGAAGATTTAACTGATATGGTTGATATTGAAGTTGAAGAAACGCACAATTTTATTGCAAATGGCATAGTATCACATAATAGCTATGCCGATACTGTTCTAATATCCTATATATTTGGCATAGATATAAACGCAGATGTATTAAAAATAGTTGGAAACCCCTCATTGATAACCGATATGTCCGCAAAATTGGTAAAATATATGTGCAAGCCTAATTATGCCAAAGTATTTCCTTATTATGCTCAATTTGAGGGTGATAAGGACAAAATATTTGATGTTCGGCGTGAGGGCGGCAATAATCAAGTGGCGCGCTTGCTTATCCACGGAAGTATTAAAGGCACATCGTTCCTATTAGCAAATAAAGACACCCCTGTAGACGGCGGACGATATAAATACCGCTTTTACGATGATATTACACGGTCAAAAGACAAGGGCAATATCAATATGCACGAAAAAGATATAGAGCGGTATCAAGACCAGTGGAAAAAGCGAAAATATGATGATAATAACAGTTTTGAGGTTTTCAGTGGCACTACCTACCATATTTATGACTTTCTGTCTACCATAAAGCGCAAATATGGCGGCGATACGGCTAAACAGAGTAAAATCAATAAATACACAAAGTTTAATGCTCGGCATAAGGCGGTTTTCGTATCCGTTCCTAAACTTGATTGGGACACTGACGAAAGCACATATCCACATAAATACACCACAGAGGAAGCTCGGGCTGACAGACTTGCCGACTATAATACTTTTATGGCTATGGATATGCAAGAGCCTATGCCTATTGAGGGCTGTGCTTTTAGCTATGATAATCTATTAACATATAAGGCTATACCACATATTGAAGAAGAAAAAGACGAGGAAAGTTGTTGGGCTATGCTTGACCCTGCGCGTACCGGTGCAAACTATATAGCAATGGCTATTTGTCTTCCTATAGGTGATAAACATTATCTTAAAGACTGTATATTTGAAATGAAACCTATGGAAAAGATATATCCTACTATAATTCGTAAAATAGAGCAGCACCACATTACGCGATTGCATATAGAGCGCAACACCGATACAAGCCTTGCCACACTATTGCGTGGTATGCTTTACGAAAGAGGTATAGATTATTGTAATATTACAGAAGTATATAGCTATAAGCATAAAGAAGATAAAATATATGATAATGAGGCGACTATTAAATCGTGCATTGTATTCCCGGAATTTGGGATGTATGCGCAAGGTTCAGAATTTGGCAAGTTTATGAAATACCTTACCTCGTTTTCATATACGGCGCACAATGCCTATGATGATAGTATAGATGTGATAGCAATGTATGCTCAAAAATATTTATCTTTCAAAAAACGGCAAAATTCTATCACAATTCTTAATCGCAGACGAGCAAATTAAAAAAACACTTGACAAATTTTCAATGTTGCATATAATAGAATTAAAAGGGGGCAGTGTTTTGGTAGTAAAAGAATGTCCTATGTGCCATACAAAATCTATAAAAGTTTATGTAAAATACGGATTTGATGTAGATTTTAACATACAAAATAGCAATCAAAACATTATTTGCCCGAACTGCAAGAGAAAAATAAGTTATTCGGTGCAGAAAATGACAAATAAGCCCTAAGACGGGTTTAAAAGTATTAAAGTGCAAGGTCACAAAAGCTGTGGCTTTGCATTTTTTGTTTTTGGAGTGAATAATTTGAGCTTTTCATATCAGGGTATTAAAAAAATAAAAATTCCGATAAAGCCCGACGAAATACGCACACCCGAACAGACTATTGCAGTATTTAAAAACTATCTCAATCAATGCCTTGCCGCGCATAAAGATAATATTGAGAAAATGCAATATTATTCTGATGTTTACGAGGGTAAGCAGGATATTTTAGCAAAAACAAGACCGTATGTGTCTAACAACAACAGTAAAATCGTTGAAAATCACGCAAAACGGCAGGTTGACTTTAAAGTAAACTTTATGTTGGGCGATAAAATGCAGTTTTCGCATAAAAGTGATAATTGCAATGACGATTTGCACATATTTGACCGCTTTTTGTCCGATAGTGGTTTTCATACTGAATTTATGGAAATTAAAAAGGACGCGTTTAAATATGGAGTAGGCACATCATTTGTTCAGCCGAGGACTGATATTATAAATGTGGACGGTACATATTCGATAGACTATGACAAAGATACCGAAGCGCCGTTTGCTATGCATTGTGTCAGCCCGCTTGAAAACTTTGTTGTATATTCGTCATATGTCGGTGAAATAGAGCTTTTCTGCGTAAACATAGCCGATATTACCGATAATGCGTTATTTAACACTGTCGGAAGACGATATATAATCACTGTTTATACAAGGGATAATGTTTTCGTGTATAGCAATGTGGCGTTCCCAAATTGCATTACTGTAAGTTCGAATACGCCCGAAATACACTCACAGCCCGAGAGCTACCGCTATTTGCCGATTATAGAGCATATATTCAACAAAGAGCGTATAGGCATAATAGAACTTAATTTAAGCCTATTTAATGCTATCAATATGGTTGTTTCAAACTGCGCCGACTGTGTTTATGATAACGCCAACAAATTGTATGTATTTAAGAATGTCGAAGCAGACCAAAACACGGTAGACCAAATGATAGCCGGCGGCGCGGTTCTCATTTCAACAAACAATCCTGAAACTCCCGCGGATTTCAGCACGGTTGACATTCAATTCAGTCAACAGGATATAAATACCTTCTATGAGCAAAGAGTATCAAAGGCTTATGATATAGCGGGCGTTCCGCTTGCAAGTGGCGTTACTTCAAGCGGTGGTGATACTGGTAAAGCAAGGCTTTTAGGCGGCGGTTGGGAAAATGCCTACACCATTATTAAAGGCGATATAATAGGCTGTGAAAAGACCGATTATCAGTTACTTAAACAGCTTATAGCGGTTTGCCACACTGTACCGCAAACAAAAGTTAATGAATTGACCGCAAGTCAGATTGAGATACACTACAACATCAATCCGAATGACGATATTTTGAGTAAGACACAAAGTGCCGTTAATCTTTATAACATTGGTATGCCCGAGGAACTTATTCTTAAATATATAAACTTGTCACTTGACCCGTGTGCTGACGCTCAAAAATGGATTGATAATGTGAACAAGAAAAAAGAGGAAGAACGCAAAACCGCTGAAAACAACGCTTTTAATGCGGTGGCTAATGCGGACAATTCCGAAAGTCAAGATGTTCAGAATGAGCAAATTGACCCGAACAATGATAAAATTGCCGAATAAGGCATTTTTATAAATTCGCTCCCCTATCAGCGTTTATGGTAGGAATGTATCAAGCGCAGAGCCGACTGCGGATTTACAAATTAAGGCTGATACAGGAAAGAGGAACTATGACACTACAAGAACTATTAGGCGAAGCCTACAAAGAGGGTATGACTGCCGAAGAAATCGGTGAAATCATATCCAAAATGAAGTTAGCCGACCTATCAAAAGGCGATTATGTCGCTAAAGGCAGACTGACAGAAGCCGAAAATTCGCTTAAATCTATCAAAAAAGAATATAGCGATTATAAAGCTTCAAAGCAGACAGAGGAAGAAAAACAGGCTGAAACCTCTGCGGCTGAGATAGCAAGAGTGCAAGCAATGGAAAAAGAACTTGCCGCTCTCAAAGCTAAAGAACAGCTTGTTGACAACGGCTTTTCCAGCGAGGAAATTAAATACCTTATGGAAAATGAACAGTCACCGTCCGCTTTTGCAAAGGTTATGTCCGACAGAGTGGAAAGTGCCTCTAAGAAATCAGCGGCGCAGGATATTAAAAATAATGTCAATCCGCCCGCCGCAGGCAATGGCAAACTTGATGTAGAGCCTGCTTCATTGGTAGAAGCCCTACACGAAAAATACGATAAATAAAGGAGTTTTTTACTATGGCTATTACACTCGCAGAAGCAAAGGTTGGTATGGCTGATAAAGTCGACCAGCAGATAATTGATATGTTCAGACGTTCGTCACTGTTGCTTGACGCGCTGACATTTGACAACGCAATTTCCCCCGGCACAGGTGGTTCAACGCTGACTTATGGATATATTCAGCTTAAAACCCCGTCCACCGCGGCTGTTCGTGCTATCAACTCGGAGTACACTCCCGGTGAAGCTAAGCGCGAGGAAAAGACCGCTAAGGCTGAAATTATGGGTGGTTCGTTTGAGGTTGACCGTGTTCTCCAGAATACAAGCGGCGCTGTTGATGAGCTTGCTTTTCAGGCTGAGCAGAAGATTAAAGCAACCGCCAACTTCTTCCATAACAAGGCTATCAACGACACTACCAGCGGACTTGCTAAAGCTCTTGAGGGTACTGAAAATGAGTTTACAAGCGCGGTAGACCTTACCACCTCGGCAAATATGGATAACAATTATTCGGCGTTCCTTGATGAGCTTGATACCGTTATTTCGGCGGTTGACGGCAAGCCCTCTATGTTGCTTATGAACAGAGAAATGCTGTCTAAGTTAAGAAGCGCCGCCCGTAGAGCTGGTTATTACACCCGCAGCGAAGACGCGTTTGGCAGACCCGTTGAGGCTTACAACGATATTCCGCTTATGGATGTTGGCGGTTATTACAATGGCACAAAGACTGTTGATGTTATACCGACCTCGACACCTACAGCCGCCGCAGAGGGTACAACCGCTATATATGCTGTTGCTCTCGGGCTTGACGCTTTCCACGGCATTTCCCCCGTTGGCAACAACGTAATCAATACCTATATGCCCGATATGACCGCTCCCGGAGCAGTTAAGAAAGGCGAGGTTGAGCTGGTTGCTGGTACTGTCCTCAAGAACACTCTTAAAGCGGCTGTACTTAAAGGCATTAAGATTAAGCCCAAAAAAGGCTAATTAGTAATCTATAATTTACGCTGAAAGGATAGCGACTTATGAAAGTAAATGATTTAGTAAGTGTGATGAAAGAAGACTTCCATAAAAAGTATAGCTATTTGACGGAAGAACAAGTCGACGATTTATACCACTGCTCATTGAATTTATATCTGTCGCTGTCCTTTCCTTTTGACCGTACAATAATGGAGATACCCGAGGAACATGCCCGAGATGTCAGCATTGTGCGTAGTATAATGCAAGAAACGTTAGAGCGTGACGGTTTGTCTTCTGTTACGGCATATTCCGAAAACGGTATGAGTTTTACTTTTGACAGCGCGCATATTTCAAGAACACTGTTATCTACTATTACACCTAAAGCAAAAGCTGTTACGAAGTCGGTGATAGAGCAATGAAAATTGGGCAGTCAATATGGCTTTGCAAGAAAATAGGTGAGAATGACGAGGGCATAGTAGTTTACGAAGACCCGAAAGAATACAAACTTGCCTTTAACTATTTGTCAATCAATTCTGCAAGCGGTTATCTTGCCACATTGCAGTATGGTGAAAAGTTGAGCCGAGTTTGGAATATGAAAGCCAAAAAGCCTTATTTTGATAATGTATTCAATGAGGGCGATTTGCTTTACATTGAGGGCAACGAGCCAAATACTGCTGATAAGAATTATATCAACGGTGACGGTGCAAACGCTATGGTTACTGCCGTTCTTAATCACTTAATATCCTATACAATCACATTGGAGAGGATAGAACCGTGAGCAAGGTTACAGTAACTGGCATAACAAATTTTAGAAACCGATTGCAAAAGCTTAAACATACAACAAGTGATGAACTTGCCTTAGCTATTTCCAAGTATGGAAGTGATTACGCTCAATCGCTTTACGGCGGTGATAGCATAATGGTTAGTGCTGAAAACACTGGCAATGGGAAAGCAAAGATAACCGCCGAGGGCAAACAAGTTGCATTTCTTGAATATGGCACAGGTTTGGTCGGCAAAGGTTCTTATGAGGGGAATTTGCCTACAGAGCCGATAACATTTGAGAGCGCAGGCAAAATCCACACCACAAACGGTTGGGAATATTATTACGATAACCCAGACACAAAAGCTACCGTCAACAATGCTAAAGGGTGGTTTTGGGGCAACAACTTTTCCGAGGGTTGGGAAGCACAAGCACAAATGTGGCGCACCGCCGAGCATATTAGAAAAGGTGGAGCTACAAAAGCCATTAAGCAATATTTAGACGAAAAGGATGTGTGATAAATGCTTATAGACGAACTGAAAAGCTATATCAATGGCAGAATAGCCGAAGATAAAGAATTGAGTATGTCAATCGGCATTAAAGAACAATATCCTTACGGTTCTAAACCTAACCCACCCGAAATCTTGCTTGCCATTATGGATAATGCGGAGCTTGACCGAGCCACTACATTTGAGGGCGAACAAGTTGCAGATGTCTATTTGCAAATAATTGTTATGGCTAATCAAATGAATATAGGCGGTAAGAAATACAGTGCGCAAAAATCTTGCAGTCTGTTAAGTGAAAAACTTTGTGATTGGTTTGCTAAGAACACTATCAAAGAAAACATACCGAAAATTTTAAATACACGCCGTGCGCAATGGACGAATAGTACGCCCTATGAAAACGGCACTACAACCTATTACAGTATATTAAGATTTAATCTTACTGTTAATAAATAATCTATAAAGGAGTTATAACTATGGGAATTGCATTATCTACAATAGGCATTAAAGTGTCTTATGCAGTAGAAACAACAGCGGGAACAAGACCTACCGCTGATTATACGCATATACCTGATTTAAAGTCCATCCCGTCATTTAACCCGTCACCGAATACGGCAGACGCTACTACTTTTGATAACACAGAATATACTTCCTATGTTCAGTTGCTGAAAGACCTTGGCGGTGCGCTTGAAATATCCGCGAACTTTACACAGGAGCTTTATAATATTTGGGAAGCTATGGTTACGGCGTATGAAACCGGAATTGCCGCAAATAAAAGAACTTGGCTTTGTTTCGATATACCAGGATTTGATAAATCGGCTTATGTGACTATTCAGCCTGCACATATGGGAATACCTGAAGCGAGTGCCAATGCACTTTATGAAACAACCCTCTATGTTACGCCTACTGGCGAACCCATATTTGAGACTGACCCAGCCTATAAAGCACAGTCATTACTCAACAAATAATAAAATAATCAGTCAAAGATTGAACATTTTTTATAACCGAGGAGTTAATTATGAAAAAAATAACAATAAATAGCAAGGACTACAATCTCGACAAGGCGATTGACTTCAATGCAATATGTGAGCTTGAAGATTTAGGGCTGAGTGTCCCCGCTCTCAAAAAGTCCAGTATGTCAGCTTTTAGAGCGCTTTTAGCGTGGTTTGGCGACATTACTGTTGAACAGGCAGGAGCGGAGATTATGGCACATCTTAAAAACGGTGGCTCGTTTGACGATTGTGCGCCGCTTATGGAAGCTTTTGTCGAAAGTGATTTTTTTCGCGCAGCCCAACAGTCGGTGGAAAAAAAGGAAACTGCAACGAGCGAGGAATAAACTCAACCGCAAAAAAGCAAAAAACTATTGAGGAGTATGGGAGTATCAAAGAGTGGGTTTATCACGAATGGTTACTCCCATATTTAGTAATAGGCGGTTTGCGTTCCGACTTTTGGGGGCTTACACCTAAAACAATTCAAATTGACTTTGAGGCTTACGAACAAAGGCAGAAAATAAAAGCACAAGAACGGTGGGAATTAGGTGCTTGGTTCAAGAACGCCCTTAATTCGTCCATTTTGGTGGCTACACTGGCAGATAAGAACACAGCCAATAAAATACCCGACTATCCTGAAAAACCGTTTACAGACAATTTTAAGGCGCAATCCGAGGAATGTATGACCGAGGAACAGTTGAAAGCCGAGAGGTTGAAAGCCTATATATTCTTTAAGAATTTAGGCAAAAGATAATATATATTAAATAATAACCATTAAGGTGGTGATTATATGGCAAATGAATATGATGTTGATAGAATTGGCATTGACATAGAAGTCGATACAAAAAATTCAAGTGAAAAGATTGATGAAATCGATAAAAAGCTTGAAAAACTGCAGCAGACACTTTCAAAAGGCTGGGATTTTTCTAGTGTGGAAGAAGCGGTTGAAAAAATATCTGATATGAAATTGCCAAAATTAGAATGGCAAGATACCGTATCAGATAAATTTGGAAAGACCGCTGACAGTATAAAAAAAATATCTGCTTCTGCCGAGGAAAGCACTGAAAAAATTAAAGAAATTAACACTGCTATTGAGCCTATTACAAAGTCTACTAACAAACTTTCCGCAAGTTTTGATAAAGTCGGCAAAAACGGTAAAAAATCATTAAGTGATATTTCTAAGCGTTCCAATAAGGCACATAAATCCCTTACAGGCGTTCATAAACTATTGCGGAGAATTTCGGATAGTATTCAATTTTTCTTGATATACCGTGTGTTATCATCTGTATTCCAAACCATTACAAAGAGTATACAAGAGGGAACGGCTAATTTATATCAGTATAGCAAAGCCATTGACGGCAGATTTGCCAATAGTTTGGATAGGCTATCTACAAGTTTTCTGTATCTTAAAAATGCCATAGGAGCGGCAACAGCGCCGATAATCAATTACTTTACACCAGCCATTGAGCAAGCTGTTGATAGATTGGCTGATATGGCTAACCGTTTAGCTGAAATATTTGCCGCACTTACGGGGCAAAAAACTTTTAAAAAGGCTATCAAATATCAAAAAGAATATGCCGAAGCTGCAAACGAAACTGCAAAGGCTAACCGTAATGCGCTGGCGAGTTTTGATGAAATCAATAATATTACAAGCAATATGGGCGGCTCGGCTACCGCTGGTGACGATTATTCTAAAATGTTTGAAATCGCCGATGTGAATGTAAAAGGCGGTTTTGCTGGCGCTCTTATACGCAGCATTAAAAACGGCGATTGGAAATCTGTCGGCTCTTTGTTAGCACAGAAAATCAATGGTGTTATTAGCAGTCTCGACCAAAATAAATGGGGGCGAACTATAGCCGATAAACTTAATATGGCTATTAACTTTGCTGACGGATTGGTAAATGACTTTGATTTTGGCAATTTGGGGGCTACACTATTTGGCGGCATAAACGATTTAATTGAAGGTTTGGATTGGAAATCTTTGGGGTCAACATTTAGCGGTTTAGTGATTGGCGCTTTGGATTTTACTGATGAATTTGTTAATTGGATAACAAATGCCGAAACATACACGAAAATTTTCAATGCAATAGCGGACTTTATAGACGGCATAGATTGGGAAAAAGTCGGCAAGAAAGCTATAGATAGTTGTTTAAATTTATTTGATAAAATAGCTGATTTTATGATTAAACCCGAAAGTTGGGAAAAAATAGGTGGCGCGGTTGTTAATGCAGTCGTTGATTTGATAAAAGGCATTGGCAAATCAGTCATCAATTATTTTGAGACACATTCCGTTGGCACTTTTTTAAAAAACCTTGTAAATGTCTTATTCCCTATTAAAAAGGTTGTTGAATTATTATATAATGCTGCACAAGGTATTATAACAGGAGCTGTAAAACGAATTTTTGGCTCAACATCTGGCAATGTGTTGAAAGATGATTTTGTTAAGAAAAATTCAAGCAAAATTAAAGGCTACGCAAGCGGCGGTTTTGTTAATTCGGCACAGTTATTTATGACAAGGGAAAACGGAAAGCCTGAAATGGTCGGTTCTATCGGCGGCAGGACTGCGGTAGCTAATAACGACCAAATTGTTCAAGCCGTTTCACTGGGTGTATATAATGCCGTTGTGGACGCCATCGGCAAAACAAGCGGTGGCAGTCAACCTATAACGGTACAGATTGACGGCAGAGAAGTGTTCACGGCTGTTAGAAACCAAAACAATAACTTTAAACGGCGTACTGGCGCAAGTGCATTTTAATTTAGGAGTGGAAGCATATGTTTGACACATATTTTGTAAAAGTAATAAGGGCGAGTGATAACACGGCTATACCTATACCGAATAAGTATATATCTTTAACAAGCTATGTTTCCACTCCGAACCAACGGCAAGACCTTGATAGTTATCAAGATAATTTAGGCAAACTGCACCGCAACACTTTAGCCCACACAAGGTCAAAACTGGAATGGAATACACCGCCCTTATTTGAAAGAGAGCTATTGTCCTTGCAAAATATCTTAAATAGTGGTATTATAAACGCAAAGGAACGAAAGCTGAAAATTATCCACTATTGTTTTGATACACACACATATGAGCAAGGGGAGTTTTATATGCCCGACATAACATTTACACCCTTGCTTATTCGCAATGGTGAGGTGCTTATGGATAAAGTGCGGTTAGCGTTCATTGAATATTAAAGGCGGTGATTAAGTGGTTAATCTTACAGACGAAAACAAAGCTTTGTGTTTTCAAGATAGTGTTGAAAAGCCAATAACCGTTGCTATTTATGACTTGGTAGAAAACCCTGAAATTGAGGGCGATACTTATTATAAGATTGTCAAACGCATAACGGGCGGTCAAATAATAAGCGAGAGTATGAAATTCAACGAGGGTGTTATAGACAGCAACACATTTGAGTTTGGTACATTCGTTTTACCGCAGATGTCAATACAATGGCGATATGAGGGAGAACGGTATTTAGGGAAATACTGCACCGTATACCAAAAAATCGGCACCGAATATATTGTCTATATGACAGGTACAATCACACAAGAACGGTTTACAAATAACAGACAAGCAATATCGGCAACTATATCAAGTTTGCTATCCGAACGGCTTAATTCAAACTGTGCAAGTGTTTATAATGGTTATGCCGTTGGAACGGAAATAACTTTTGCAGATTTTATCGGCACTTTGATTGGTTCGGATGTTGCACCGTTTTTCTTGGACATTGAAAAAACAAAATTGAATTTCCCATTTTTCGGTGTTGGCAAGTTTAAAATAATATCGGGGATAGAAAGAATACTCATATCTGAATTATTAAACTTTGTGGGGAATGCTTTAGGCGCACACATTAAAATTGCAAAGCATAAATTTGCTGATGAAACAGAATTTGTGAACACACCGCAGTTATTTTTTACTGATGAAATTGAATTTATCCGAATTGATAATGTAATAGATTTGGTTTATCCGTCTCAAACACTTTATCCGTCAAGTAATTTATTTCCTTTGCTGTTAAAAATACCGAAAAACCCCATTTATGAATTACCGTATTATATCAGCGTAAACTATGACGATTTGCAGAACACTGCTTATGCTTGTTACAGAGTTAAAAGGCTGTCAAACGAAACAGGCTCAACAGTCGCAAGCTGGCAGAATATGTGGGCGAACCCCGCAGGACAATTTAACGCAACACCCGCATATGAATTTGATATGACGATTTGTGACAATGCTTTTGCCTCACTCTTTTGGAGCGGGACTTCCGGGACTGAAAGCAGTTTTATTTATCAAGTTATTAGGAAAATTTGCCCTTATCTGCTTAATTCAAAATATGTTGTCGGCACTTTAGACTATACCTATGCGCCGTTTCTTGAACCGGGCGATAATGTGCGCATAACTACCACAGACGGCAGAACTATAATATTCCCCATTTTGAACTGTTCCGTTTCGGGCATAAATGCCCTAAGGGGAACTATAAGCAGTGAAATAACATCTAATTAAGGAGTGTATATAATGGCAACAAGTTATACTAAAACAAACTGGCAGGACGCACCGAGTACGGCAACACCGATAACAGCCGCACAGCTTAACCGAATGGAAAAAGGAATAGAGGATTGTAGCGGTCAGGGAAATGCGAACGAATTAGCTATTGCCGCAAATGCCGAAGCAATTCAAACTTTAGAAAGTGGCATACAGCTAGGTTCTATATCCATAACTGATTTGTTACTTATGGCTCACCCGATAGGCAGTATTTACACAAGCACGGCTTCAACCTCGCCCGAAGATTTATTTGGTGGCACGTGGGAACGAATAAAAGGTGCGTTTATATGGGGCATTGAAGACGGAGAACAGGCGGGCGTTACAGGCGGCGAAAAAAAACACACACTAACTACTGACGAAATGCCAAGCCACGTTCACGCTCCAAACCAGTGGGTGCAAGTTATGTCCCCGAGGGGTAATACCGGAACTATTGGGCAGACAGGCACTAAAACAGGTTCATATAGAGATTTTGTTTCCGCCCAAAATTATAATAGTAGTGCTGTCGGCGGCGGTCAAGCTCACAACAACATGCCGCCGTATTACGGTGCGTATGTGTGGCGCAGAACGGCATAATTATAATAGGTGGTGTTTAAAATGTTGACATTGCAAGTACACGAAAAAAAAATTGAAATAACCGGCTTTGAGGAATTTGTTCGTGGCACTGTCGGAAAGACTTGCCAAATTAACCTTGACGAGTTTTGGGCTGACTATTCAAATACGATTGTTTTTAAACGTTGCGGTAGTAAACCTATAAATATTCTCATTGATAAGCTGTCGAATACGTTAACTATACCGTTTGAGGTAATGGCTGAAAGCGGTGTGTTCCGCATAGGTGTATTCGGCGTAGCCGAGGATAAGGTTTTGCCTACTCTGTGGAGTAATGAAATTAAGGTAAGCTATGGCACTGATACATTCGGTACAGCGCCCTCCGAATATACACCCGATGAAATAGAGCAGTTAAAAACTACAAAGCAAGATAAATTGACCGCTGGCGACAATATCACCATTGACGGAAATAATGTTATATCTGCCATTGTACCCGAAATAACTATTGACAATGAATTGTCCACAACTTCTGAAAACGCAGTACAGAATAAAGTTGTTACAAAAGCGTTGTCAGAAAAAGCGAACAGTAAAGATGTTGAAAATTCCTTACTTGAGAAGCAAGATTATTTTGCTGACGTTATTGACGGTGCAAGCGATAGAGAACTTGACCTTAAAGATGCTAATGGTAATACTATTGGGGAAATAATAATTCAAAATGACGGCATATTTATCACCAATATCAAAAACCCGACATCTTCATCACAAAAAGATTATGCTATAAATAAGGGCTTTGTTGAAAACGCAATAGCTACACAAGTATCATCAGTTTACAAGGCTAAAGGTTCTATACCGACAATAGCTGACTTGCCTACACCGAGTAAAGAAACCGAGGGCTTTGTCTACAATATTGAGAATGAGTTTACCACTAATTCAAACTTTGTCGAGGGCGTTGGCAAGACCTATCCTGCTGGCACTAATGTAGTTATAGTCAATACCACTGGTACAGTCTACAAATATGACGTTTTGGCGGGTATGGTTGACCTTACTAATTATGCCACTAAAACAGACTTAAATAATTATTATACTAAGTCTCAAACATATACCAAAACAGAGGTTGATAATAAAATCACTTCTGAAATAGGAAATATAAACTCTATTCTTGCCACAATGTTCAATGATGTGTCAACACAAAGTGATGAAGAACCTACAGATGAGGAGGTAATTGCATAATGTCAACGGCAGGTTATTTACAAGACGCAAAAAATCAACAGAAAAGATTAGCTGAAACAATTACTACAAAAGGTATTACGGCAACGGCTACTGAAAAATATAAAAGCCTTGTCGATAAAGTCGCACAAATAGAAAATCTTAAAGGTGAAGAAAGGACATTAGAAAATTTCACTAATGTCCTTAGTGAGCCTAAAAGTATTGTTCAGTTGGAATATCCTGATAATACACCTAAAACATTAAATGCTAAATTGGGTAGTAAGAATTTAATACCTTATCCATATACTGATACGACAAAAACACTCAACGGAATTACTTTTACGGTTAATTCTGATGGTAGTGTTACAGTAAGCGGTACAGCAACTGCACAAGCATATTTTAAATTACAACAATCTTTTTCTCTTAAAGAAGGACAATACTTTTTTAGCGGGTGTCCCAAGGGTGGTGCTGGAACAACATACTCGTTATATCTTAGCACTTCTGATTATGCATTTTATAAAGCTGATATCGGCAATGGTATATCTATAAATGCAGAAAATGATAAAACAGTTTTAATAACTATCAATATTGCAAACGGTACTACGGTAGATAATTTAGTCTTTAAACCACAGCTTGAACTCGGCTCAACTGCCACCTCTTACACTCCTTACATTTCAGATTTAACAAGTGTTACTGTAACAAGGTACGGGAAAAATTTGTTTGATAAAAACAACGCAAATATCATTGCAGGGTATATAAACGCAAATGTTATAACGGCGGCATCTACTTCAAGGTGTATTTATATTCCTTGCAACCCAAATACGACTTATACAGTATCAAAAATTGCTACAGCTCGTTTTGTCGTTGCTTTTACAAATGTCATACCGACAGCCGGAACAGCCGTTACAAATCGGGTACAGAATTTCACAGCCACAAGCATTACTGCTACAAGTGGTGCTGATAGCAAATATATTGTAGTTTGGCTCTACAACAGTGCTTATGACACAACGACCACAATTGATGAAATACTTGCGACAGTACAAATAGAACTTGGTTCAACCGCCACTACTTACGAACCCTATCAAGGACAAACATATACTCCTACAGTATCTGGTGAAGTTACGGGTATAACAAACCTATATCCCGTCACAACACTCTTAACAAATAATGCAGGAGTAGTATTTGAACAAATAACAGGTGGGTTTTATAAAGAAATATTACCCTCTACCGATAAAAATGGTATAACAAAAGTGTATCAACCCTCTGTAGATAATACAATAGATAGTAATATAAAGCCCGAAAATATTAAAAAAGGCGTCAAAATCCTTGGTATTTTAGGAACATATGACGGCAATTAAAAAAATAACTTGATTTATTAAAAATAAATGATATAATTAAAATAGAATTATGAAAGGGGTTAAAAAAATGGTAACAATTAGAAAAATTGATTGCCCTGCGGACAAAATCAGTATTAAATGCCCATATGCTATGACACCGACACTGATAGTTATGCACAACACGGCGAATGACGCAAGCGCAGAAAATGAAATAGCCTATATGCACCGTAACAATATGGAGACTTCTTTCCATTTTGCGGTTGATGATAAAGAGGCTGTTCAAGGCATAGACCTTAATCGCAATGCTTGGCACGCAAGTGACGGCAACGGCAAGGGAAACCGTGAGGGTATAGCCATTGAAATATGCTATTCAAAGTCGGGTGGTGAGCGTTGGTTAAAGGCTCTTGACAATGCCGCAGAACTTACAGCAAAGCTTTTAAAGGACTACGGTTGGGGTATTGATAGAGTTACAAAACATCAGGACTACGGCAATCACAAGCATTGCCCCCATAGAATACTCGATGAATACGGTTGGGATAATTTCCTTAATCTCATTAAGTCTAAAATGGGAGAGCCTATACAACCTGTTGAGCCTACTCCTGCACCACAGCCCACAAAGATAGATGTAATCTATCAGATATGGGATGATGTTAAAAACGTTTGGTTGCCGAATGTCAAGAATACGGAAGATTATGCAGGGCTATTCGGTCACGATGTATGCTGTGTGTTTGCAAATCTTTCAAAGGGAAATATAACCTACGCCGTGCATTATAAAGGCGGCAAATGGTTGCCCGAGGTAGTAAACCGTTCTGATTATGCAGGGCTTTACAACAAGCCGATTGACGGTCTTATGATGAAAACCGACACAGGCAAAACAATCAGATACAGAGCGCATTTACGCCGTAGAAATGCTTGGTTGCCTTGGGTAACAGGCTATAACACCAAAGACAGCAATAACGGATATGCTGGAATACTCGGGCAAGAGATTGACGGCATACAGATTGAAGTGAGGTAATATTATGAAAAAGATATTTACAAAGCAGTGGTTCAAAGCGGCGGGTGTGAGAGCCTTGAAAACCGTAGCACAGACGGCTGTTGCCACCATAGGCACATCTGCGGTTATTTCCTCGGTTGATTGGAAAGTGGTTGTATCAGCTTCAATCCTTGCGGGACTTCTTTCAATCCTTAATAGCTTTGCTGGATTGCCCGAAGTTAAGGGGGAATAAAAGTGACAGAGCAACACAATTATGTTACTCAAAAGGAATGTGAAGCACGCCGAACCAGTATTGCCAAAGATTATAACGATTTGGCAGAGCGTGTCCGTCTTGATGAATTGGATAATGCAAAGATAAATGAACGCATTAAAACCTTATTTAATATAGTTAAGCTTATCACTGGGCTTGCTACAACTATATTAGCCGCCGAGATAGTCAATTTTATCGGGAGAGTGATATAAATGCCTTGTAATTGTCAAGATGTCGCAGAAAAAGGCAAGCAAAAGGTTGAAGAAAGCCTTGCAATGCGACTTGTGCAAGATACACGCAAACAGTCTAAACGTTGGTTTGTTGCTTGGCTTGTAACATTTTTAGCTTTGCTTGCAGTATTAAGCGGCATTGTATATGTAGTTTTAACAAGCGATATTTCCGTAAATGATGTTGAACAAACCGTGAGTGGAAATGGTTACGCTAATTTTGTTGGTAATGACGGAGATATAGACAATGGTACGTCAAAAAGTTAAAAGCATAAGAATAAAGCCTAAAAATCGCAAAAGAATAAAGCGCAAAATTACAATTACCCGTCTAAAAAGGACGGTGCGGCGTTGAATAAGTTTGACTTTTCATATGATGAATACC